AAACTTATGTTAGCCATTCATGGCATTGACATCCTACTTACTTTTAAAAAAAATAATAAATAAAGTTGACAAACGGGTTTACAGTTCCTATTTTAAAGTTTCTAGTAGTTAAATTTTGAAAAGGAAAGTCAATGAATAATAGTGAATTATTCCACAATTCCGTTTCTTCTTTGTTTAAATATAAAGAAGGACTAAAGGATGAGTTGGAAAAACTTAAAACTAAATTAAACGATCTTAATATTGTATTAGCCGAAAGATACCAAAATACAGCTCGTGATATACTTGTTGAAAAAGGTTTGGATTATGGTTCTACAACTTTAAACGAAGATGGTTTTAAAATAAAAGTAACTATGAGTAAGAAAGTTACTTGGGATCAAGAAGGACTTGCCATTGCATTTACAGAAATGCCACCTGAAGACGCTAGGCATTTTGCAAAGTTAACTTATTCTGTTGAAGAAAAGAAATACAATGCAGCAACTCCTTCTATTAAAGCTAAGTTACAAGAGCATAGGACTGTTGAACTTAGAGGTACAACTATAGATATATTGGAGAGTTAAATGGGGTTAAAAATAATAACTGCCGAAGAACGTATGGCTGAAAAAAAAGGTCACAAGATTGTTATATGTGGTCAAAGTGGAGTGGGTAAAACCACTCTTGCAAGAACTTTAGATTCAGCGACTACTTTGTTTATGGATTTAGAAGCTGGTGACGCAGCTATTGAGGGATGGATGATCGATATGATTAGACCACAAACTTGGTCAGAATGTCGTGACTTTGCATGTTTTTTAGGAGGTCCTAATCCAGCACTTACAGACGATCAGCCTTACAGTAATGCTCATTACGATTATGTAAAATCGTTATATGGTGATCCATCAGCAATGATGAGCAAATACGATAGCATATTTGTTGATAGTATTACTGTAGCAGGTCGATTGTGTTTTCAACATTGCATGGGTCAGCCTGAAAATAAATCAGACAGAAGTGGCAAGGTTGATACTCGTGCCGTATATGGAATGCACGGCAGAGAGATGATGTCTTGGCTTACTCACTTGCAACATATTCGTTCTAAGAATGTTATTTTTGTTGGTATCCTTGATGAAAAAACTGACGATTATGGTCGCAAACTATTTGAGTTACAGATAGATGGAACTAAGACTGGTCGTGAATTACCTGGAATTGTTGATGAAGTTATCACGATGGCAGTTATGACTGGCGATGAGAATACTGGCACATATCGTGCCTTTGTATGTCAGACGTTAAATGAATGGGGTTATCCAGCAAAGGATAGATCGGGCAGACTCGATGTATTGGAAGAACCACACTTAGGAAAACTTCTGACTAAAATGAGTGGTGGGATAAAGCAATCAGAAAGAGAGTTAACTTTCGTAAATCCTGCTAATGTAACGTCTAGCAATGAAGGAGAAATTAATAATGCTTGACCTAAATGATGTTTCCGTAAGCGAAACAAATACCGAGTTTGAATTGATTCCTGAAGGAACGATTGCTCGTGCAATTCTTTTAATCAAACCTAATTATCTTACATTAGAAGAATTTTCTACTACACCAATGTTTAAAGAGTCTCCACATTCAAGTGCAAAATATATAGAGGCAGAATTTACAATTGTTGGTGGTAAATTTGACAAACGTAAAGTATGGCAAAATGTATTTTTTGATGGAGATGCTAAGAACGATCAAGGCATTTCTAAGGCTAGAGTTAATGGCATCAGAACATTGCGTTTGTTAGTTGATAGTATGCTTGGTTTAGATCCTAAAGATGTATCACCAGAATCAAGTAACAAACGTAAGATACCTGGAATTGATGCTTTGCAAGCTCAAGAATTTTGCATCAAAATAGGTGTTGAAAAAGGCACTAATGGTTATGCTGACAAGAACACTCTTAGGAGTCCTATTGCTGCTGACCATAAGGAGTTTATCCCTAGTGGCAATGCTCCACAAGTTGCACCACAAGTGCAACAGCCTGCAGTTCAGCAACAAGTTCAGCCAACGGGGAGTGTAACTCCACCTTGGGCATAAAGGTTTATGAATTTCTAGCGGCAAGACTTTCCTTCGTCTGCTAGAACTCGCTTGGGTAGTGCGAGTGCCGCCAAACTACCCACTTATCATCTAGCAATGAAAGGGAATCCAATGACAACATATGAAGATGCAAAAAAAGAATTTGAAGATGAAATTGCAAAAACATTGGCTCATGTAAAACATATTAAAGAAACAAAGACTTTTGATTTTTTATGTCCTCAATGTAAAAAAGTAAAAAAAATTTTAGTGCTTAGAATGAAGCAAGGAAGGCAAGGTCTTAAATATTGTTGTGTTAATTGTAGGGCAGCAGCTCATAGAAACAGAAAAAAAGCAGAAACAGATAATATAATTCAAGTTCTTAAAGATAGGATTGAAGAATTAGAGTCTAAGCAATGATACTTAGACCATACCAAAAGATAGCAGTTGACGATGCTTCTACTGCTCTTAACAAACACAAAAACACTATTGTTGTTGCTCCGACTGGAGCAGGTAAAACAATTATGCTATCGGCATTAGTTGGTAAGAGATATAAAAAGGGCAAGAAGGTTCTTGTGTTGCAGCATCGTGACGAACTTGTAAGACAAAACAGAAGCAAGTTTGCAAAAGTAAATCCAAAGATAACAACAAGTGTGGTAGATGGATCAGAGAAAGATTGGTCTGGTGAAGCTATATTTAGTATGGTGCAGACGCTTTCAAGACCGAACAATTTAGATAACATGTGTGAATTTGACATGATAATCGTGGACGAAAGCCATCATGCAATAGCCGAAACCTACACTAGAATTATTAATCGTGTGAAAGAAGCAAACGAATCAGTTGAGATAGTTGGCTTTACTGCAACTCCTAATCGTGGAGATAAGAAAGGTCTGCGAAACATATTTAATAATTGTTCGCATCAAATAGAAATTACGACATTAATCCGTGAAGGATTTCTTGTGCCACCCAAAACATTTGTTGTTGATGTAGGTGTAAGGCAAGAATTAGAAAATGTTCGCAAAACTATATCTGACTTTGATATGGGCGAAGTAGAACGAATAATGAATAAGAGAGCCATCAATGAACGTATTGTTCAAGAATGGCAAGAGAAAGCTGGAAACAGAAAGACAGTTGTCTTTTGTTCTACTGTTGTTCATGCACAAGATGTATGTGACGAGTATCGTAGAGCTAACGTCAGAACTGAATTGCTTACAGGTGAAACTCCAAGCGAAGAACGAAAACAAACATTACATGATTTAGAGCATGGCGATGTGCAAGTTGTTGTTAACGTAGCTGTGCTTACAGAAGGGTTTGATGCTCCACCAGTTAGTTGTATTATTTTAACAAGGCCATGTTCATACAAATCTACGATGGTTCAGATGATTGGTCGTGGCTTGCGAACAATAGATCCTGAAGAACACCCTGGAATTATTAAAAAAGATTGTATAGTTTTAGACTTTGGAACAAGTGTCTTAACTCATGGTTCATTAGACGAAAACGTAGACCTTGAAGGATCAGAAGGTAGAGGAACAGGTGCTGCTCCAGAAAAATCATGTCCACAATGCGAATCTATTGTGCCATTATCTTCTCGTGAATGTCCTTTATGTGGCTATGAATTTGGTAAGCAAGATAAAGAAGTATTAGAAGATTTTATTATGACTGAAGTTGACCTTATGGATAGGTCTCCTTATCGTTGGATAGATCTGTTTGATAATGGTCGTTGTATGAGTGCTAGTGGCTTTAATGGGTTTGGTTTGGTTGCTCACTTAGATGATATATCTATTGCTCTTGTAAAGCGTTCTAATGGCAAGTTAAGGGTAGTTAGTGTTGGCACTAAAGAGCAAGCCATAGCGTCTGCCGATGACTTCCTAAGAGAGATTGAAGATAGTGATGGAGCAAGGAAAGGCAAGAGATGGTTGAATGAGGGTGTAACACCTAAACAAACGCAAGCGTTAAGTAATTGTGGTGTTATTGTTAGGGCTATGGATTTTAGTTGGAACAAATATAAAGCTGCTTGTTGGTTAAATTATTTGTGGAATAAAAAAGATATAGACAATAAAGTTATGAGTATAGGAGATAAAAATGCAACGTAGTGAAGCACTTAAAAAAGCCGAATTATTAATATCTGGCCCTAGAGCAAAAGCATATGGAGACGCTTACGAAACCCATCAAAACATAGCAAAAATGTGGTCTATTGTTTTAAAAAAAGAAATAACTGTGCATGATGTATATCGATGTATGATAGCTTTGAAATGCGTTAGGTTAAACAAAACACCTAAACATGAAGATAGTATGATTGATATTATTGGATACGCTGCTTTAGCAATGGAGGCGTTTGATGGAAAGACTAACACTTAATTATAGCATTAATGTATCTAATGATGTTGGCGTTCAAAATGTTGTTGATGGCTCAATGTTTCTCCATACTGCAAACATAGATAATGAAACTGAATTAATGAATAGAGTAACAGAAGCTATGGAAGATGTTATGGAAGAATTACAGTATGAAATTTTAGGTGGTTATTGCAAGGTAATGTCTGGTCAAGATGAACTATTCAAATTAGATTTTTATTCACATGAGACATTAGATGAGGAGATTAGTAGTAGATGGATAGAGCCAACAATGAAGACAATTCATTAAAAAACGCAGGTAAAGTATTTAGCAAAATAGGTTGGGAGACAAAATTATGCAATTTAACAGAAGAACAAATGGTAGCTTTAATATCTGTTATACAAATGTCAAGGGAGATAGAAAATGAGTTTGTCTGCGAATATGTTACACGATCTCATATTAAATACTTCGGTCCAATCAGGCAACCAAAAGGATTTGAAGACATACCATTTTGAAGAACAAATATCAGAATTTGTTGACAAAGCCATTAAGAAAAAGTCAGATAGTATTCCTAGAAGAACATATTTAGGGGGATCTTCACTTGGGGAGAAGTGTTCAAGAAAAATACAATACAGTTATATGGGTCAAGAAGTGGATAAAGATAGACACTTTAGTTCACAGACATTAAGAATATTTCAATTCGGTCACGAGATAGAAACAAGTATGGCCGATTGGTTAAAGCAAGCAGGATTTGATTTGAGAACAGAAAAGAAAACTGGCGAACAATATGGATTTTCTATTGCTGATGGTAAAATTAGAGGTCACATAGATGGTGTTATTTGTGGAGGTCCAGTTGACATGGCCTATCCTTGTTTATGGGAAAACAAATCAGCTAATGACAGAAAGTTTAAAGAATTTGTATCAAAAGGTATGGCTAAAACAAATCCTATATATGCTGCTCAAGTTGCATTGTATCAAGCCTATATGCAATTAACAGACACTCCATGTTTGTTTACAGTTGTTAATAAAAATACGAGTGAAATATATTACGAACTTGTTCCGTTTGATAAGTTTCTTGCTCAAGAAATAAGTGATAAGGCAGTTAACATATTGCAAGCTACAAAAGTTGGCGAAATGTTACCAAGAATAGCACAGTCAAAAGATATGTTTGATTGTAAATGGTGTAATTATAAGGATACATGTTGGAGTTAAAAATAGACGACATTAAAACGTAGAGAAAAAATGTCGCCTATAACTTCAGCCATTGAAGGTAAGGATAGTGTAATGAGTATAGTGAGATTTGGCAATGCTAATCGTGAATTGAACGCAAAAGATTTAGTAGAGTTAATTAGTGATAAAGTACCACCACAGGCACAGATTGATATCTTACGAGATACATATCCTAATGGTGTTATTCGTGGTGATGAGTTTAATGTTGGCTCTTTAAATGGAGAAGTTGGTAAGTCTTTAAAGATAGATATTAATCCAAGATCGCCTTGGTTTATGAAAGGTAATGATTTCAACGGATCAAGTGGTGTTGGAGGTATTGTAAAGATATTGATGGAGGGTCGTGGTATGAGACTTCCAGAAATAAAAGAATTTTTTTCTAATTATTTAGATGATAGCCCTAGTTTTGTAAGAGATGAAACGGCTGCTCCTCCAATAGAATCAATAATAAACAAATCATTAAGACAACAAATAAATATAAAAACTCCTTTTGATAGTGAGCATTTATATCTTAGTTTAGATGGCGAAGTCATATGTATGGTTAGACGATACAATATGCGTGATGGTGCAGGGAATCCTACAATGGACGATCATGGCAAGCCTAAGAAAGAGTTTCGTCAGTTTACTGGAACTAATCCGTATCCTAAAATGCCTGACGTTAGACCTCTTTACAATATACCGAACATTTCTGCCTCTGATAAAATAATCTGGGTTGAAGGCGAGAAGTGTGCTGATGCTCTTAATGAATTAGGATTTACAGCCACATGCACTATGGGTGGAGCGGGAATGTTATCTCGTAAATCATCTAGTCAATTTGACTTCTCTCCGTTGCATGGAAAAGAATTAGTTATATGGCCAGATAATGATAATGCTGGAAAAAAGGTTGCCGAACTTGTGCAAGACTTAGCTATGAACGCAGGTGCAAAGTCAGTTACAATGTTAACTCCACCTTTAGGTAAGCCTGAAAGATGGGATGCAGCTGATGCCATAGCAGAGAGTTTTGATATAGGTCAGTTCCTAAGTGCGACAGTTAAGAATGTTAAAAGAAACATTAACCTATTAGATAGCAGTTTATTAATTAATCGTTTTGAGGGTCAAGCACCCGAACAAAAGTTTTTGATTGGCGAGACGTTGCCTCTTGCTGTTCCTATAATATTTTCTGCGTCTGGCGATGCTGGAAAAGGTATGATGACTTTGGATTTGGCTATGAAAGTTGCCTCTGGAGAACCTATGTCTAGTGCTTTTGGTGGTCATATTACCGAGTTTGGTAACGCTATTATATTTACAGCAGAAGATGATGAAGGTGAAATGCACAGAAGAATTGAACGCTTAGATGCGAACAATTCTAGGTTTAATTACGAACACGAACTTCGTATTGTGTCTTTGCCAAATCTAGGTGGTGTTTTCCCTATACTTCAAGACACCCATGATGGCTATAAGACAAGCAATGAGTTTGATAAAATATACGCTCAAATGTTGCAAATGAATAATCTGAAGCTAATCGTATTTGATCCGTTGGCATCTTTTGTTCATGCCGATGTTAACTCTGATCCAGCAGCAGGTGCAGCTTTAACAGGTTTATTGGCTCAGATAGCTACAGAAACAGGTGCTGCTGTAATCATGTGTCATCATATGACAAAAATTAAAGATGATACTGTTGTGTCATCTCCAGAGCAAGCAAGGAATATGATTCGAGGTACATCTGCTTTAGTTGATGGTGTTCGTTGTGCCTTTACAATATGGCAAGTTGACGAGTCCACAGGTCGTAGGCGTTGCCAAGATTTAGGTATCGAGTATCAAAGAAACAGATGTTTTGATGGTGCAGTTGTTAAGTCTAATGGACCTGCAAGACGAGATATTAGACATTTTATTCGTGATACAATGACTGGATTATTAGAGGATCGGTCTGAAGATATTGCACGATTACATTCGGGTAGTAACAGAGAGATTAAAAAAGATGCGATGTTCGCTTGGATTACATTATGTGAAAGAGAAGGTAAGGCCTTAACACAACAATCAGGAGCTGATGCAATCTTGCAACGTATGAGTGCAGATCCAGACGCTCCTAAAGTTTTAGAAAACGCTACGCAGCGAACAATTGATGGATTGGTAAGAGAGTTATTAAATGAAGTTAGGATCGCAAAGTATTCTTTCAGTAGAGCAGGTGGTCGTAAATGGCTTGGTTCAGTTGATGGAGACATGAGTAGAGGAGAATACGATGCAAGAACAGCAACGGAAAACTTATAGTCTTCCAGACAATAACGTCTGTATTTCTTTTAGTGGTGGAAGAACAAGTGCCTTTATGCTTCACAATATATTAGAAGCTAATAATGGATTGCCTAATAATGCTTTAATATGTTTTCAGAACACTGGTCGTGAAATGTCACAGACTTTAGACTTTGTGCAAAATTGTTCGCAAAAATGGAATGTAGAAATTACCTGGCTTGAATATGATTTAAACGAAGAAAACAAACATATATTTAAAATTGTTAACTTTGAAAACGCTAGTAGGAATGGCGAACCATTTGATAAGTTAATTAATAAACATGGCAGACTACCTAACCCTATGTCTAGGTTTTGTACTGGAAGTTTAAAAAGAGATACAACATCTAAGTATTTAAGAAGTCTTGGTTGGAAGAAATGGCATAACGCTTTAGGAATTAGGTCTGACGAAAAACATAGATGTAAGCCTGGATTTGCAAATGGCTTTTATCCTTTTTACCCTATATGTGAAGCTAATCATTCAATATTTGATGTGGATAAGTTTTGGAATCAACAAGATTTTAAATTAGACTTACCTGTTGTTAATGGAAAAACTATTAAAGGAAATTGTGATTTGTGTTTTTTAAAATCTGAATCACAGCTTGCATCAATGGTAAGAGATCATCCTGAACTAGCTAAGTGGTGGATTGATGCAGAAGAAAGAACTGGTAGACAGTTTGAAAGAGGAAGAAATTTAAAAAAATTTGCAGATTTTGTAGATAGACAACAAGATTGGATATTTAACGATGAAGCATTTTTATGCCAAGCTGATGGAGGAGATTGTACGGGATGAAAATAGTTGATTTATTTAGTGGTATTGGTGGCTTTAGTTACGCTGCTGAGAAGTTAGTGGGTGGATTTGAAACAATCGCCTTTGTAGAAAGAGAACCTTATTGCCAAAAAGTCTTGCGAAAACATTGGCATGATGTT